TTTTGAGCTGTTCTACGACTTCAACCGGGTCCAGACTCTGTTGGATACAGGTATATACTACAGCACCGGCTAGAGTTTTTCCAGTTTCCTTGTCACCTGTGATCATCTGGAAGTAGGCTACCACAGCATCATTTTCTGCAGGCCCTACGATTGGTTGCTGAATGTAGAAATTATTGAAATACTGTTGCGTTTGGCTAGTGCCGTTCCCTGAAGGTAGGTTTCCTGAGGTTGCTGACATATCTTATCCTTATAAGTCTATTCGACCTTGATCGCTAGAACCAAAAACACCAGAAGTTGCTTTGCTAATACCATTTTTTACACTGCTACTAGTAGGAACAAAGATACTACTTAACGGATTGCGTCCTTTCATGATATTTTCGCCGATACTGCTGAGATCTATAGCAGGTGCTTGTTTAAGTTGAGTATTAGTTCCTGTGAGAATATTAGTAGCGTTGATAACATTTTGAACAGTGCTACCAAGGTCACCGTTTTCAATACTATTTAAAATACTATCACCTGCGCCAATCAATGCACCAAGATTACGTAATGGACTTGAAGTCTGATCGTAATGCACCTCTGCAAAACCTAATACCGTGCCATTACTGACTGGACCTGTGTCATACAATACAGATTCATAATTAACAGTCATTGAATGTTCTAATGGAGCATAAGCACCAGCTTCGTGTTGGCCATGTTGGAATACGCTGATCATCGGACGGATTAGGTAGTAGCTACTGAAACGTTTTTGATGTAGGCTATATATTCGTATGCTCGTAATAAAAGGTATATTGCCTGCTAGATCAGTTTTAGGACTATAACCCCAATTCTGCTGTTGTCGTTGTTTGTATTTGCTGTCGTCTTTAAAGTTGTCAACAGGATAATCGCTGTCTCTGTAGTAATAACTGTAGTAGTTATACCAAAATTTACGCACTATGTCTGCTGAATCATCGTGAAAGGTTATTGTTACTGGATCATACGTTACTTTTTCTTGTTGTATGGTCTTTCTATTGTAGGCATTGTGAGTTTTAGTCTGAACTGTAAATTTAGGTAACTGCACCTGTTTAGCCATGAGTCCTGTTTCTATCTGACTCAGTGAGTCCATGTTGGATATGTTTTGATTTACATCTATAAACACGTGGAATAGGTTGTTTAGTTTAGGACTAAGTCTATATAACCCATCGATAAAAGTTCGTGCGGCATGCTGATAGTCTCTGATATTTCTATCAGGTGCTATTGACTGTAGTATATCGCCCCAGATATTATTTTGTGACATAACCTTTTCCGTTTTATATATTTATCAGATAAAAAAAGCTCGGTTTTTTACGCCGAGCTTTTTGAAGTGTTTCGTCTGGATTATCCAGTGATCACTGTGCCTAGTGTTCTTGTTAGTGTAGCACCAATACCTGAACCTGTAGGTGTTTGTAATGCATTGTCGTAACGTATTGTTAGAGCAATAGTAACAGGATCGTTAGTTGCGTAGTTTACATCAGCGTAATCAGCTGTGCTTAGATAGCAACCATATAACTCCCAGGTTTCAAGGATATTAGGAGTATTTGTACCATTACCACCATCAAGGATTTCAAGAACAGTGGTAAATTTGTAGTCGATACCTGAACTTGCAGAACTTTGTTCAAAGAAATCATATTGTTTCTGCATCTGTTCACCAACACGTTTAGATACTTCGCCACCCGAATCATCACGTAGATTACATGTTACTTCTGCCCAGGTTGGTTTGCCTGCTAGATAAACTTTACTGTTGTAGATTGGAATCTCAATTGGATCAAAGCTCACGCTCGGACGTTTGAAATCCATTACTTGTTTAGTTAATTCTGTGCTAGGTTGTGTAACACCAAAGTTTAAAAAAGTCACGCGGAAGCGGAACTTTAATTTTGGCATTAACAGACCCTGTGAACTTGCACTCTGATTGGTGCTTAGGGGCACTGTAAAATTTGTTAATGATGATGTTGCCATCTTATTTTCCTTTTAATACTTTATAGTATTTACCTATTTTTCAGTTGCGTTAAGGGAGTGTCGCCACTCCCATTAACTGCGTATATTAATTAATTGTTAAAGCTGCGCCAGTGTTTTGTAATCTAACTGGAATGTAAATAAACTCAATAGCTTTAACTGGTTGTATCGCGATATCAACCCATAACTCATTGTTATCAATTCTAACAGGTGTGTTGTTAGTTGTATCACAAACTACCAAATAGTCATAGATTGCACGTTTAGCAACTAAGTCGTTAAATACTGCGTCAAATGCTGATTTAACTTGACTACGTGTAATTGTATCATTTGGTTCAAATATAAACGGACTTGCTACTCTAGCTAATACTGTTCTTAGGTAAACAACAAGTCTTGCTACGTTAATACGATCCATCGCACTTGCTTGAGCTGCACGTGTTTTTTGACCGTATGCTACTAAACCAACACCCGGCAAAACTGTAATTGGATTTACACGATCTTGGTATAGGATATCACGTAAACCAGCTGTTACACCGATCGACTTAAATGTGTTATTATCTGTAGTATCAATATAACCAATAGCTGTAACGTTGTCGATTAAACCACGGCGGACACCGGCTGGTGCAAACCATGGATAGCTAACAGCATCACTGCGGATGATAGTTCTTAGCATCATGTGACTTGGAGGAACAACTACGCTTTCACCGTCTAGGTTAGTAGCTAAACCGCTTGGATAGTAAACACCAAGATATTCGCTGTTGCTTACTAGACCATTTTCACCGTTGTCTGTTGCTAGATTAGTATTATTAGCCCATGTATTGATTGTAGTTGAGTCACTTGATAAATCTAGTGGACTATCACCAATAATAAATGCTGTGTTAACACGATCATTGTTTAAAGTAATCATATCTTGGATAAGTTCTGGATATCCTGGGCAGCAGATCAAGTTAAATTGTGTCTGTTCTTCACGTAGTGCTGTGCTCGAAGCCACTGCTGATTTCAATGCTTCAACCACTGTTGAGCGTTGTGCTTTAGTGCCAAAATATGGAACTGCTGTTGTAGGATCAACACCACTTTGTGTAAACCAAGTAGCAGATTCGGTTCCTGTTACTGTGGCTAGTTGAGCACTTGTAAAGCCTGCACTTTCAAAACGTTTAACATTGTAACCTGAACGACGTGTGTTAAACAAGATTGTACCACGTGCATATAGTTGATATGCTGGACAATCTGGATCTTTGTAATCGCTTGTGATTAAGCTAGTGATTGTAGGCAAGCTACCTGTGATAACGTCAACGTTACCCGTAGCTGACCAACGTGCATCTGCAAATACGATACCGTCGGCGCTTACATCATCTGCATTGTCAATTAGGACCCAACTATTTACTGCACCACCGCCACCATTAGTTGATGTATAACGATAGATTACAGGATAGTTTGCTAGATCAGCATCACTAGTAGAAATCCATAAGTCCCCTGCAACTAATTGACTTGTGCCGTCGCTTTGTGTTAGGGGTGCACTTGCTGAGAAAATTGGACCGTTAGGATCAGTTGCTGTTAAGTCAGCACCTCGTGCGTCATTAGCAACATTACGATAACCTTTCCATGCACTACCATCATTGATCATGATGTCAGCTACTAATGGATCGCTGTAATACCATAATGTTCCATCTCTCGGATCACTGAAGGGTGCTGTAGCTGAATATGTATATGTTAGTTCTGTAAACGGACTAGCAAGGTATAATACACCTGCAGTAAGTTCTTGAACACGTGAAGAATCATTCAATCCAGCTGTGTCCATTGGGGTGCCGACTAGTTGTAACCAACCAATCGTGCCTCCTGCTAGGTGACTTACAAATACCTGACCGTCTGAGTTAATACCAGCTGTGATATTTGGTAAGTTAGCTGCTAAAATGGCACTTACTAAGGTTGTAGCTGGTTGTGCGTTACCGCTACCTCCAAGTGTAACTGTTGCTGTGCTTAATGTTGAACTACCAGGAACACTTACTGACATCGTAAAGCTATCATTAGCGCGATATGTTAGAGCTGAGCCACCGGCTACTGTGCCTGTAACAGTTAAAATGCCTTGGACATTTTTTACATAAGGAGTAAATGTTGCTGTGGTCGTACTTAATGTATCATATTTCACATAAAGTGCACCTGCATCTAGACTAGCACCGCCACCTACTGGATCTAATCCATATATAGCCGCTGAATCGCTAACATATAGTGGAGCACTTAATAATTGGAAACTATCTAAAACTGCACTGTATTCTTTAATCGCATAGCTAGCACCATTACCGGTAGCTGTTGTTTTAAACCATACTGAACCATCTGGACGTGGAGTAATGTCTGAAGTTCTCCATGCTGGTGGCGCTGTGTAGCCAGCAAATGCAATAGTTGGACCATTATAGGTATAGATGTTACCACCACCGCTGATACTACCTAATGGTGATTGTAAGATACCTAAATTAGCTGAACAGTCTAAGTTAGCACCAAGGAATACTGATCCTTTAATAATTTGTAATGTATCTGCTGTAGCTGTTCTTGTGTCAATTACACCTCGAACATTACCGGCTGCGTTAC